ACGCTATCATAATCAGAAAATGAGATTTAATTGCAACGATATAGAAATCATTATGGATGGACTCGATGACTACCGAGGACTCTGTGAGTATGATGAGGAAGCTTGGGAAAAAATTACTAAGGTCATGGATAAAGTAAGACTATATGCAGATCAGGTACTAGATTGCCCTATCTGATTACCAGAAAGTCGGAAAAAAAATTTTGGTAATTTTTTTCACGTGAGGTTTTCCACACATTCATGCGTAATTATACCTAGTATGCTATGCTATATAATATGTAACGGAATTGAAAAGGATCATGCACCATTACACACTAGGTTGGCACGACCAACAAAATAAACATTACGAAATCGGTGAATATGCAGAAGATGCATTTGAAGCAGTAAAACACGCAAGAGAGGATGTTCCGTATCTACACGAACATCCTTTTTCTTTGGATACAATTAAAGAAATTAAATGAAAAAATTTAATACATGGGTCTTGGATACTACAATCTATATCCTTGACTTTCTCTACAGAGGTAGAGACTTCCAGAGGTTTTGGGTTCTAGAAGTTATAGCTAGAGCACCTTACTTCTCATTTATCAGCGTCCTACATTTTCGTGAGTCGTTAGGACTACGTGGTGCAGATCACATCTATCTTATGAAAGAACATTTCTATCAGGCATTAAATGAAACAGAACACTTGGAGGAGATGGAGACTCGTGGAGGCAATGAGTATTGGATCGATAGATTCTTCGCTAAACACTTGGTTCTTCTTTACTATTGGATTATGGTTGCTTATTATTTCACTAGTCCAATAGATGCGTATGACATCAATATGAAGATTGAGAAACACGCATACGAAACTTATGTCAAATACTCTGCGTATCATCCAGAGGATAAAAAGATTGCAGAGATAGCAGAAGACGAACTTAATCACGCAAGAGAATTAAAACTTGCGATGTCGATGGTTTAGTGATATAATAAATATTACACTTGTAACAATTAAATGGTATCTCTTTTATTACTCACATCTAGTTTTCTAAATTTTATCTTTTACATCTACGCAATCGGTTTTGTGGTTGCATTAGGATTAGAGCAGATAGTTAGAAAAGGTGGTAATGAAAGAGATATTTTTATTGTAGAGTATAACAGAAAATATCTCTGGAGAAACACTTGGATTATAAATGCTTTTTGGTTTCTAACTAATCTTGGTTTATTTTTTGTTTCAAGAAACATAACCCCTGTCGATAACTTTTGGAGCGAAGGACTATAATGGAAAAAACATATGACGATTCAAATTGGAGAGAAGACTACGCTAAAAACTTTTGTAACAACAAACGACATCTTGAACTATTAGAGAACGGACCTCATAGTCTTTCTCAAGCGTGGTTATTAGGTGCATTACATAATGAATGGAAAAGAATTAAAGGATATAAAGACCCAGATACTGAAAATAAAGGTCAATGCCAATCATCATTGAAAGAGTTTTACTCTCGATATAAAGACCAAGGTATTTGATGCATCGGTTTAAAGAAATATTACCAAACAAACGTAAACGTAAATGGTGGAGGATTAAGTTATGGCAGCTCAAACGGTTACTTGGTCGGTTGTTGTAATGGTTGCAATTCTATTAATTGCTGTTACAATAATAATATACTATATAATGAGATATGATTATCTGTTCCCGAATGATTAAGTATTTGGCAATACCACTCATATTAGTTGGATGTACAGCACCAGTGACAGACCCTCCTGCACATGCATTTGAATTAGAAGTTGAAGAGAGTCAATGGCAACATGTTTATGATGCGATTGAATATATTAAAGCAGGTCAAAGAGAAAAGAAAATGACCGACCCTGTTGATGCTATAAATAATGCACTTACGGAGTTTAACAATGGGAGCGATGGTACCACCAAGCAGGAAAAGCTGCTATAATTTTAGAGTAACGGAGATTAATCGTGTTGTTGACGGGGATACTATTGATGTCACCATTGATCTTGGGTTTGATCTATACAAGAAAGAAAGAGTTAGAGTTGCAGGAGTTGATACGCCAGAGAAAAGAACTAGAGATAAGGAAGAGAAGATACTGGGAATAGATGCAACTAACTGGTTAAAAGATAAATTAGAAGAAGCTATTAAAGGAGATGATGAACTCACTATTAGAACTGAACTCAAAGGTGGCGTGGGTAAGTATGGTAGGTTGCTTGGTTGGTTATACATTGGCGATGATGCTTTATCACTTAACGAAAAAATGATCACTGAAGGATATGCATGGGCATATGATGGAGGAACTAAGCAGAAGAATTTTGAAGACCTACGTGAAATACGTAGATCTTTTGGTACACTTATTCAAGGTTAATCATGAAAGTTACTCTTACACCCGACCCAACTGAAAATGATCTTGTAAAAGAGATCTCAAATATTGCTGATAAGTTAGGAGCAGAGATGGAAAGATCAGATTGTGCTGATAGTTCTGGTCTTCATTGGAAGAAGATTGTCCTTACATATGATATAGAACACAGAAAGAAATGAAGATTGCTATTGTAGGTGCAGGTACAGCAGGTTTGCTGACTGCCCTTGATTTATGTTATGGTTTGCCTGATGAAGCAGAGATAGAACTCATCCATGATCCAGATATAGCACCACTAGGTGTAGGTGAAGCAACCTTATATAATTTCCCTGCCTCACTTGGAACCATAGAGTATAGTCATGCTGAGAATAGACATGACCTTGATGCTACTGCTAAGTTTGGAGTTAGGTTTAAGAACTGGAAAGGTGATGGGTTTGTACCATTCTTTGCAGGTTCTCATGGCATACATTTTAATACCAATGAACTTGCAGCTTTTGTAATACCTAGATTGAAGAAACTATATCCTAACTTTAAGGAACTACACGGTACAGTTCATGGTATTAATGGTGAAGGAGATCAAGTAATTATTGGTAATAGATGGTATGATTATGCTATAGATTGTAGAGGATTTAATAAGATTACAGGTAATTCATTGCCTATCCATGTGAATCGTGCCATAGTATTTGACTCTATGGAACCATCACCATGGGACTATAGTTATCATATTGCTCACAAGAATGGTTGGATGTTCGGCATTCCTCTGAGCAATAGAGTCAGTTTTGGTTATCTATTTAATGAACAGATCACTACAGAACAAGAAGCATTTGCTGATATTCAAAGGATAGTTGATGAAGGTATAGATGGATATAAGCCACGGTATAGTTCCCGTCCAGGAAACTTTAGGCATTATAACTTTGAAAGTTACCATGCCCCCAGTATATGTAATAGTAACGGTAATGTATTTGTCAATGGTAACAGGGCATTATTCTTTGAACCTCTTCAGTCAACCTCTATAGGTGCTTATGGATTTATTAATAATATAATCATGGATGCTATGTGTAAGGGTATAAACCCTAACCCTAGGTTTAAGAAGTTAGTTGAAGAATGTATAATGTTTATTAACCTACACTATAGGAATGGTTCTGATTATGATACACCTTTCTGGAAGTATGCTTCAATGAGAAGTCAAGATTTATTATTCCAATACGACCTACATAATTACAACTGGGAATACATGATAGATACTTTTCAAATGAAAGAAAGAATGTATTCTAATTTTCTTTATAACTGTTGGTCAAATGAAAAAGGTAACTAATGTTCTTGCAATCATTGGTGGTGCTACTGCAATATTTTGGTGGGGTGTCCTTGGTTGGGTAGAGTTCACAGGAGTAAAAGATAAGTTAGATAAAGATTTTCAAGAAGAATTAAAACAACAAATTCGTGATGAGATTGCAGTTCAATTACTTGAAACCAAGACAGGTGGAGTAGTACGAGCTAAATAACCATAGTGATAGTGTTATTATGTACGACAATCCATGGTGGTATCAGGATGAAATCTTTAATGAAGAACATATCAATGGTTACTATGGCTTTGTATATTGTATAACAAACAGTGCAACATCTAAAAAGTATATCGGACGGAAATATTTCTGGAGTTTTAGAAAGAAGAAAGGACATAAAAGAAAATCAAAACAAGAATCTGATTGGAAGAAATATTACGGTTCATGTCCAGAGTTGAAAGAAGATATAAAGAAACTAGGTAAAGAACATTTTAGTAGAGAGATTCTAAGTTTACATACCACTCTAGGTAAGACAAACTATGAAGAGACACGCTTGTTATTTAATCACAATGTATTAACTGAAAGCTTGACTGACGGTACACCTGCATACTATAATTCAAATATACTAGGACGATATTATCGAAAGGATTACTTTCAGTATCTGTCGTAACATTCAATAAATAACAAGAACAGGTTGACAAACCTGTTAGTTTGTAGTAAACTCTATCTGTTACGATACAACTATGTCTAGTACAAAG